ATCTATGAAACGCGCATCGGTAAGCTTATTAAGAAAACATCTGGTAAGTTAATCATTAAAGAATATCCAACTGCTTCTGCACATGCTGGACACTTTAAAGCTTTACTTGAAGAACTTAAACTAAAGCGTGATTTTAAACCTGATCTAATCATCATTGATTATCTTAACATCTGTGCATCTTCTCGATTGAAGCATGGATCTGGTGTTAATTCCTATACGTATGTTAAGTCTATTGCTGAAGAACTTCGTGGTCTTGGTGTAGAATATAATGTACCTGTTCTTTCTGCAACACAAACTACTCGAGGTGGATATGATAATACCGATGTGGACCTTACTGATACCTCCGAGTCTTTTGGCTTGCCTGCTACTGTGGATCTTATGTTCGCCCTTATTTCCACTGAAGAACTCGAAAATCTTAACCAGATCATGGTTAAACAGCTTAAGAATCGCTACAATGATCCATCTTATTATAAGCGTTTCGTTATTGGTGTTGACCGCGCTAGGATGAAACTGTATGATGTTGAAGATTCTGCGCAATCTAATATTGCAGATTCCGGTCAAGATAGCGGCCCTGTTTTTGATAAAGGCTCGTTTGGCCAGAGGATGAAACAGGCTGGAGATGGATTTAACTTTTAATCGTAAGTGTGTTATAATATAATTTTGGAGATTTAATATGAGTATGAATTGGGTAGCCGATATTCAAGCAATGCACCAAAAGTTTGGTGTTAATCCCGTAGTACGTGATTTTGATAAACATAAGTTACGTGCTTTTCTAAAGTTTAGAATTGATTTTCTACAAGAAGAACTAAACGAATTGATGTTAGCATATGATGAGGGTGGCCCTACAGCTGATGATGATACTGTCGATGCATTGATTGATCTATGTGTAGTTGCTATTGGAACTCTTGATGCTTTTGATGTTAATGCATATGCTGCTTGGGATCGTGTACATAACGCAAATATGGCTAAAGAAGTTGGAGTGAAAGCTTCACGTCCTAATCCTCTTGGTCTTCCAGATCTTATTAAACCTGAAGGTTGGACTGCTCCAACTCATGCAGATAACGTAGGACTTTTGTCAAAGGTATTCTAATGATATCACTCACTGTCTTTAAGTCGATCTTCGACAACAAGACTGATACTCGTGTTGACTTCGATACTTTCGAGAAATTCGAAAAGTCGTTGTACCACCTATCAACGCTAAAGGGTTATAAAGCCAAGCGTGGTGAGTTTACGAATAAAGCTTCACCTTTAATATCTCCTGCAACATACAAGCTCGATACAACTCGAGCAAACGCTAATGTAATTGAATGGGCTGGTTGGGCAGCTCTTGATGTTGATAACCATAAATTTGAAGGAGATCTTGAAAGTGAACTGGCTCGGCTTTATCCCTCTAATTATTTCATTTGTTACTCTACTGCTAGCAGCACTAGGGATACGCCTAAGTTCAGACTCGTATTCCCACTTACACGCGCTGTTGTCGCCGATGAAATACGGCACTTCTGGTTTGCACTCAATACACAATTTGGCATGGTGGGAGATACCCAGACTAAAGACTTATCTCGCATGTATTACGTACCTGCGGTATATCCTAATGCTCACAATTTTATTTTCACTCATCGGGGTGATTATCTCGATGTTGATTCTCTTCTTATAAAACATCCATATGATAACACTCAGCATTCTACTAATTTTATTGATAGGCTTCCACCTGAGAGTCAAAAGAGGATCATTGAACAACGACAGCAAGAATTCGAAAAAGGCAAGCAAAACGTAACATGGAATTCTTATAAAGATTGTCCATTTGTAAACAAGAATTTGATTGCTGACTACAAGAAGATTGCGTGGAGTGATGGATCTGGTCGTTACTCAATGATCTACAAGATAATGACTTCTATTGCGTGTAACGCAGTCAAGCGTAAGTACCCCATCACTGAGTACGAGATCGTAGATCTGGTGAGAGCGCTAGATCGAGAAACATCTAACATCTATGCCAAGAGGCCATTGAATGTAGAGGCTTCAAGAGCTATAGAATTCGCCTATCGCAACGCCTAATACAAAAGTATACAGTTTACAATAAATCGTCTTTATGGTATAATACTATTATCAACAACGGAGTATTGTATGAATGATCATGATCGTAACAATTTAAATTTTCTTTTGACCGTTAGCCAAAAAGTTTTTGAAGAATGGTTCGACCAAGCTGACCAAGACGACGTTGACTATGCGCTAGAACTTTTAGCAAAACGTAAAGCAGAACTTACTCTTCAAGAACTTGAATTCGCTGATGATGTAGAAGACACTACTCAAGCTAACTCTCTCTTGAAAGGATTCATGCTGTGAATGTATATGCGCCTGAAGTAATGGAAGCACTTAGCAACCTACAAGTTACAGTTGACTTCAACAATGAATACGTTGAAGATCTGAAAAACATGACAGAAAATAACTGGAAACAGGAAAAGAAAAGTCGTGGAAACCGTGATTATGATACAGTTAAGATGCATACCGCAATGGGTCTTGGCTTTGAAAAAGTTTTATTGTCATTGCCTTACTTTAGTGAAGTAAGCGAAATCGTTGAAAACGCAATGAAGTTGAATTACATTGATCGCATGCGTGATTACAAATATCTTGTAGGCGAAGGATGTTTTGGACAACAAAAAACTTTCAATCTAAAGTATTCTGGTTTAAGATGGTATATTAGTTACAAGCAACTGTTATCATTGTTACGCAGCGCTCCGTTCAATGAACATTTGATGTTAGGTGGCTATCGTGAAAAAGCTCATCTTGTATATGAGTATCAACCAGCATTTTTGATGGATATGAAATCAGTAATTGCATATGATTCCAAGTACATCAAGAAAGATCCAAATAGCCAATATGATAGCTACATTTTCAATTGGCAGAAAGCCGTGCTTGACGGCGTCTGTATTAAATTAATTAAGGACTAAAATGAAAGAAGGAAAACAATTTACTCGTGAATCAGCAAACATCCTATTGGAAGCTGCTGCACTTCAAGAACGCAAAGGTCAAGATTATCAGAATCCTCTAAGTCGTGTACGTCAAGCAGATCACTACCCACGTGGTGTTTATACTATCCTTGATACAATCAATGGTAAGATGCTTCGTATGTATTCCGTATTGGAAACTATGGAATCAGGTGGTAAAGTTAACTTTGAATCAGTCGAAGATTCAGCAATTGATATGATCAACTATGCATCATTCCTTGTTGCATATATGCGCGGCGATATCGATGGTCAAGAAATGGGTAAGGATATCTTTAATCGTCGTACAAGTAAAGAAACCCATCCAACTACAGAGTTGTATCCTACACGATTCCGTGAAGCTAAAGTTCCCGAAAAACGAAATACACTTGGTCCATTTGAAGGCGTAGTAGGTCAAGAATACATTGCAAGGAAGTATGACTAATGATGATTTTAAATTTACCAACAGTGCATGAAATTCGTCAAGAATTTGCACGTCTTTATAAAGAACAAAAATTTGTAACTGATAAGTCCGGTGTTAAGACCGTTGAAATCATGGGTGCAAGCTTCTGGGCTAATTCACCTTTGATCTTTGGTGCAGTCAATCAAGACTATGTGCAACGTGAACTCGATTGGTATAAATCACAATCGTTAAACGTTAATGATATCCCCGGCGGCCCACCAGCAATTTGGAAACAAGTTGCTGATAAAGATGGAATGATTAATTCTAACTATGGTTGGTGTGTATACTCTGAAGAAAACAATGATCAGTTTTATAATGTTGTAACTGAACTCGAGGATCGTCCAGATTCTCGTCGTGCCATTATGATATACACTCGTCCTACAATGTGGGGTGATCATAATAAGAATGGTCGTTCAGACTTTATGTGCACTAACACAGTTCAATACATGATTCGCAATGGCCGTATTCACGCTATTGTTAATATGCGTAGTAATGATGCTTGGGCTGGTTACCGTAATGATTATGCATGGCAAGAATATATTCTGCAAGAAGTTGTACAAGAACTTCGCTATCGCGGCAAGTACTATGAACGTGGCGAGATCATGTGGAATGCAGGTTCATTACATATCTATGAACGTCAGTTCTATTTGCTAGAACATTATTTAAAAACAGGTGATTTGACAATTACTAAAGAAGAATATGACAAGCGTTATAACAAAGAATCTAGCGAAGTGGGATCAGCGGTATATTGAATTGGCAAAACAAATTTCTACTTGGAGTAAAGATCCAAGTAGAAAGATTGGCGCAGTTGCCGTTGGTGCCAAAGGTCAAATCCTATCACAAGGATATAATGGTTTTCCACGTGGGATTCTCGACCTTCCTGAACGCTATGAGAATCGTGATGTAAAATACAAGCATGTAGTTCATGCTGAAATGAATGTAATCTATAATGCTTCTTTCAGCGGAGTTTCTCTAAACGGTGCTTCACTTTATGTCTATGGACTTCCAGTATGTAATGAATGTGCCAAAGGTATCATTCAAGTTGGCATTCAACGAGTAGTAATTTATACTGATGATGTAGTACCAGACATATGGACACAATCGTTTGAGTTGACTTATAATATGTTTAAAGAAGCTGGAGTGAAATCAACTTGGGTACAAACGTAATCGTAGTTGGAATGTGTCCATCCGACAAACCGACACTTGGTATGAAGCGAAATGCAACGTTTCGTAATCTAGAATCGTGGATGGATCGCCTAAATATACGCCATTTTTCTTTCATAAATACGTTTGACTTCCCAGGAAAAGCTCAGCTGAAGAATGTAGACTTTGATTCGCTAGAAAAAGCATGCAAAGGTTACAATAACGTTTTAGCTCTTGGGAATTTTGCCTCCACTGCTTTGTGTAAGATAGGTGTACAACATTATGTGTTAACACATCCATCTCCTCTGAATAGAAATCTAAATCACAAGTGGTGGATTGATTTGATGATAGAAGACTGCAAGGAATATCTAGAATGAAAGTAGCAATTATTATGGGACGTGGCATCGAAGGATGTGGCGTTACTAAATTTACAGTAGAACAAACTAAATGGATGGCCAAGAATGGTCATGACTTCGTCGTGTTCTCCTCAAAAGATAAGTCATGGACTCGTAAGAATGCTCATGATGTTTCAAATGTAGTTCAACTTAAGCTTGCAAAAGCTGAAGAAACTAATAAGATGATCGAAGGTTGTAACAAAGCCGATGTAGTTATCATCAATAGTCTTCCATCGCTTGGTCATCCTGAAGCAGCGATTGAGCAATTCAAGCGTGCTCTATCAGAAATCGTAAAGCCAATTGTATTGGTTCAACACGACCACTCAGCATTATCTATCAAGCGTAATGCTGCTATTAAAGAAGCAATTGAAAGAGCAAACATTCTGTTTGGTCATAGCCGAAGCAATGACTTTGCAAAGTACGTAACTGAAGTTACTGGTGGTGGAGGTCTTGCAGGATTCTTTGGTGGTGATGAATCAAAAACTATTCTAAACTTTCAGCCTGGAATGGACTTCGATTCAGTAAGAGAAAAGTACTGGCTCGATATCAATCAAACAAAACCTCAGATGCACAAATGGATTGGCCGTACCACAAGTTGGAAAGGCTATGTTCAAATGTTTAAGTTTCACAATGAGTTCCTTCGTCCCAACAATTACATCACTACATTCGAAGGTATTGAAAAGTCTCCAGCATATCTTGGATTCCGTGAACTATCGGAGTTTCACGGCATGATCGACAAAGATATTAATACTATTAACATTGAAAAAGATCAACCAGCATATGTGTTTGGTCCATATATTAATGAACAAATGTTGTATCGTATGTCAGCAACTGGATTCGGTTATCAGTTGTCTATTCTTGATGAACGCTTTATTGAACGTTCTATTGAATATACACACTGCGAACTTGCAGCTGTTGGTGTAGTACCTGTCTTCCGTAAATTATATGGTGAGCGTTGTACTCATCGTAAGTTTGGCGATAAGCTAATCAATTGTAAAGACACAGGTACTATTTGGCTTGATGATAATGACATGCAACCGGCTCTTGATTTGGTGAATAAATTATCTAAGGACTCCGGAATGCGGGATGAATACCGTGAAATGGCGTTTGAATTTTATAAACAACATCAAGATTCTCAGTATACTTTTGCTGAGATGATGAAACAGATTGAAGATAATTTATGACATTAAAGCATGCATCTATTGTACCATTGATTGGCGGAGAAACTCTTGGACAAATTAACGCTTTTGGTACGAAGCCTGAGTACTTACTTTCTTACACTCCGTTTAGTAGTAATGATTCGCACTTGGTTAACCATCTTAAAGACGTTCCTTACATCTTACTCGACCAAGGCGGAAAACATCCTGGGTATGTTGAT